GGCTTTTGATTTTTACATCGACAGCATACCTCAGTGTGCTACAGAATGCCACCCCCTTTCTTGGGAGCAGGCGATATGTGGTGATCCCAGTAATTGTCTGATAGGGGCTCTCCGTGACGATACTTCGGTTGGACCGCTGCATAAACTCCAAAAGCTTGAGAAGAAGGATTTGTTCGTTTTTAAAGATACTTACACGCAGGTTCATTACGAGGTGTACCAAAGAGTGGAGCAGTTCTTATCAGCAGTTAGATCCGGAGAGCGCGAGATAGCCTTCTGTACTGCAACTCTGAAAGATGAGTTGTTGAAAGCTAAGAAGGTAGACGAAGAAGGAAAAGGTCGTTTGTTCTGGGTTGTCGAGAAAGCCTTGATTATTGTTAGTAACATGTACTTCAAACCAATCACGGCCTGGCTAACGCAGAATTGGAAGTATTCTGGATTTGTAACTTCGATTAATCCTGGTGGAAAGGATTGGACCGAACTTGCTGAGAGTTTGAAGAGAGCAGGGAGTAAATTTGTAGATACCGATTTCCGCAAGTACGATAACTCTCACACTTTTATGTTGGAGGCGCTCACAAAAGGATTGATTAAGCTCTTAACCAAGCTTGGATATACCCGATCTGAGGCTCTCCAAGCAGTACGTGTTTTTCGTTTGTGTACTCAGGGTATTATGACCATTGAAGGTTTCGTGATGTTGTTCTTTACTAGAATTACCAGCGGAACGGCACTCACGATGTTTATCAATAACTTGATCAACCAGGTGTTGTTCCGGTCTTTTCTTCTAGACGAGAAACTTTTAGGGATCGTGAAATTCTTCCTTGCGACTTGCGGCGACGACTTTTTGTTATCTGTAGCGCAGGATGTACCGTTCACGCCAGAGGACTACAAAACTTGGCTTGTGAAGTTTGGGTATACCATGACGGCCGCTGACAAAATTAGCGATCGCATAGAGTGGAAGAGCCTTGAGGAGTGCACCTACCTTAAGAGATCGTTTGTGCAAGAGCCTTTGACGGGATACTGGCTCGCACCTTTGGATATTACGTCGGTGTATAAGTCGATGTCCTATTGTGTTGGCATGGGTACGATCGGCGGTGAAAAGGAGCTTCGGCGTAACCAAGATAACTTCTTGTGTATGCTTAAGGAGACTTCCCTTCACAACTTCGATGTTTTCGAAACGTTCAAGAACCTGGGCGTAAAAGCAGGTTTAAAAACTTCGGGAAAAGATTTTGCATCTTACCGTGAAGATTGGGTGGCGGATCGTCTAGTGGTGTGGACGCCCGCCGAGTGTAAGGATCAGGAGACGCTTTAAGCGTCTCCGGTGGAACGCCCTGAGTGGGC